CAAACACCTTCACGGTTTCTGGGCGGGCGTCTGCACTGAGGTATAATGTCAATGATCAGTTGTTCGCCTTTACCGGACAGGCGGCCTCGGAGCATCTTTCAAACACGACTGTTTCTCTGGCGAGCGTGACGTGTACACCCAGCTTGACCCACTGGGGGTCGGCGCTTCTCATGGATGGTAACTTTGACACCGATCGTGGTTACTTCTTCAACTTCTCAAACACGGCGGTGACTGTGGGCGCTTCGGTGGGCGCCACGTCCATCGCCTTCCTGATTCGCCTGTGCCCATCCGTGAGCAACGGTATAGTGGGCGACATTGGAAATCGTGAATTGCTAAATCGTGCTCAGCTTCTTCTCCAGAAGCTCGAGGTGACCAGCACACAGTCGGTGAATGTCACGGGTATCCTTAATCCCACGGGCCTCGTTATAAATTCGACTAGATGGGTCAATATAAACGCGGCAGCCAACGGTTCCCAGCCAAGTTTTGCGCAGATCTACACGGGCGCCACCGGTACCGCAGGCCCGGGTGAGCGCATCTTCTCGACCATCGTCCAGAAAGATAACCAAAACAACCTCGATCTTTCGGCCCTCAAGGAGATGGCAAACTCCGTCATCGGTGGGAATCAGATTTTCCCCGACGGACCTGATGTACTTGCAATTTTGGTAACTAATTTGACGGCCATCGCTATCGCACCTCAAGTAAATCTGTTCTGGACCGAGGCGCAGGCCTAGAAATTTTAAACTAAAATTAGAGTAGATGAGTCGGCTCGTGTTTGTCGACTCCAAAAACAGAGACGTCCAGGTATTTCCGAGTGGAAATTCATACGTCCTCCATCTGACCACACCGATCAAGAACGTGACTCGTGTCGATCTGGTCAGTTCCCGTGTGCCCAACACCATGTACAATTTGACGGACGGGTCGAATACCTACGCGATCAATTCGTCTAATGTGAGCATGAATCCCGGGTTTTATTCAGTCTATGGAATTGAGGCGGCTATAAACAGCTCGGGCCTTGTGACCTCCACGTACCTACCTGACGAAGGAAAGTTCATTTTTTCTGGAGCAAGCCTATTTACGATCACAATTCAGTCGAGTGAGCTGGCCCGGATGGTCGGTCTGAGTCAAGGGGTGACATACACGGCCGCCCTGGCCGGAACTTCAGACCCTGGGTTTACAGGCAAATACATCGTGAGATCCCCGACCCTCGTTGATCTGAGTCTGAACGAATACGTTTTCCTGGATATTGATGAACTCCGGACCCCTTGGAATTTGGATGCAAAATCTATCGACAGTGCGACCGGGACGTTCAGTGGATCGAATGCCACGAGGAACTTTGCGCCCATCATCATGGATGTAGCCTCCGGGTGCATCAAGAATTTCCATGAGAAAAAGGACTACAAGATTTCAGTCGATTATCCCGAGCCCATAGGGGTCCTCCAGAGACTGACGGTTCGTTGGTACGATAAGACGGGCACGCCCCTGAATTTCCGTGGGTGGGACACGAATGCATTCGTGCTTCGGCTCCATGTGACTGATGACGAGGAACGGCGTTTGCCGCCTCCGCCACCTCTACAAGACGTCGAGATTAGACGAATTGTAGAGGCGATGACTTTTCAGATTCCAAAGGCGGAGAAGGAAGCTCCTCGGCCGAAGGTTCAGTGGTGGATCATCGTCCTGGTTCTAGTTGGCGCTATTTTTGCATGGAAAACGTTCGGGGAGCGGCCTGCGTCGCAAGTCGTTCCGGCGGCTCCAGTGAAGGTCGTTCCGCTCAAGTGAGCTACGCTCACGCACGGGTCACTGCGTACATGGGCTGGCCCGGCTCCTTGATCTCCACATTCTTGATGAAGGTCTTGGCGAGCATGAACACGATGATGGCTAGCAGGGTCGTGAACAGGGCAGACAGCAGGTAGTACTGACCACCGTTCTTGTTCACTTGGACAATCTGGCTGATGGCCCAGCGGACCACATCCATCCACGCGATGGCGCTCGCGAACGAGAAACCGGCGATGATGGAGTTGACGGACTGGGTCTCGAGCTGAAGAGCGATACCGGAAAGAGCAGAGGCCATTGTTACTATCTTATTCGAAAAAAATCATGCGCCTCGCGTGGATCCCAGCCCTGTATTTCAGGGCTAGGATCTGGGTCTTCAAAATTGTCCTGAAGTGGGGTTCGTTCATAGGACTCTGGACCGTCTTCGTCCTCGTATTCCTCTTCTGAGAGTATCGTGAAGTACTTGGGCTTTTGATCTTCTTCAAAGTCCTCATCGGACTCCCAGTCCATCTACTAATCTTGGCGCTGTTTGTCTACTGCATTTTTTAGCGCACGCTCGGTGGGGGTCTCGGGCTCCCATTCATCCCATGTATCAGCACATTCATTCATTTTCCGGGCCACCTCATCCTCCGTGCCCTCGTAGCGAGTCCATGTGGGTTCCTCGAGCTCGGCCTCGTCGTCCGTGACCGAGTCGGCGTCGTCCTCGTAAACCTCGGGGTACAGGGTGCCGAGGTGCTTGCCTGTGACGTTGCGTGCGGCGAACATGAGGCCAATGCGCATGTCGTCACCCTGGACACAATCGCGACCGGCCGCCTTGCAGTAGTGTGCGGCCAGGACCACGGCCGATTCCATAATGGGCAGAAAGATGTCCATAGCCGCAGCCTCCATTTACGAGATGTAGTTTTTAAATATAACGTCAGCCGTCGCGTTTCCGACCATCAAGAAGTTGTAACTCAGGGCATAGATCGTGATGTACCTATTGGCCAGGCTCGGGTTCAGGTTCAGGGCCAAGTTCTTCTGATCTATTCTTGAAAAATTCACATGTCCGGTCGGTTCGTCCGATTCCGGGTCGAGGCTAAACGAGTACATGTAGAACAGGTATTCTGGAACACGTGTATGAAATTCAAGAGCCTGTATATTTCTGAGGAAAATTGGGGTACCGACATCGGCCGAGATTCGGTCTGTCGAATTGAAGAACATGACCAAATTACTGAGCTGATCAGTCGACCCGTTGGTCACGTTGCTATAGTCGTACCCTGAGGCCGAGTCGTTCTGGATAGTCAAGTACATTTCTTTGACGGAATTGATAATGCTCAAGGGGCACGTGATGGCGTTGACGCCTTGGGGTGTGAAAAATTCATTCTTCTGGAGCTGTTCGAATATGTAAAGCAGGGGTTTCGACTGGATGAACTGGACTTCTGGGTCAGACAGGTACGTGTACTCGACGTCGAGTTCTACGTCGAGTTGTGGCGAGATTGATATGGCCGGGGAAGTGAAGACGGTCGAAGGATGGAGGCCTAGCCGGACCGTGACGTCCTCCTGAAATGCACAGATCGGCAGGCCCTTTTTTAGGATCGAAAATGGTAAAGGCACCGTGTAGCTCGAAGCGGCCGCTCGCGTCCCTTTGCCTATGAGGCCCGTCAGTGCCCCCTGTTTGGCCTGAGGCACCTCGAGGTCCCATTTGAGAGCCAAGAACTCGCCCCAGAAGCGCTCCACGAGGCGGGACCCTATATAAAGCTCCACGTAGTCGATCATGAGTGTCCCGACCGAATCACGAAACACCGATGAGCCGAGTTGATCAACGGGGAAATTAATTTTGAGATACATTTTTGAAATGAGATCACCTGAACGAGGCAGGATCGCGTAGGACTCGGCACCCAAGTACACGTAATCTGCCTGAAAATTGACCGGGTCGACACGCTGAGCGAATGGAGTGTGACCCTTGTATCGCTCGACGAAGTACGTCACTTCGGGCTCACCGCTCAGGATCACGTCCTCCTTGCCTAGGGCGGCTAAACTGGCTCGAGCGGCCATTCCTAATAAAAGGGAAGAACTTATTTAGCCCGAATTGAACATGAGGCCGGCTAGGCCGTTTTCGAACCGCAACACGTTATGACTCACGAAGGCCAGTCTTAATTGCTTGGCGAGAGCGTTGGCGTCGGTATTCACGGTCAAGAGAACCTGTTTGATTCGACTAAAGTTCACATAGCCGGACGGCGCTGGATTGCTTGGATTCGCACAGAATGAATGCATGTAGAAGGGGCGCGTCGGAAAGTTGGGATGGTGATTGAAAGGCTCGAGGGCTCCAAGGGCCACTGCATCGTTCGCGGCTGTGCTCATGGCGTTATATCCATTGAAGCTCAGACCTATACTCTGAAGACCATTTCCGCTATAATCATAAGGAAGAGTCCCGTCAACCTGAATCACGAAGAACATCTCGCGGATTGGATTTCTAAAATCGAGGTTGAACACGCCCGAGGTGAAGTTGGCCGGAAGTAGGAACGACGCGTACTGGCGCTGGAGTATGACCTGCTCGACGCGGTTATTACGAAACCAATTGATCTCTGGTTCAGAAAGGTATACGTACTCGGTGATGATAGTCGCATCGAGCGTCGGATTGACTATACCCGTTATCGCGGTCAAATTCGAAAATGCATTGAAATTCACGTGGATCTCAACATCTTGGCGGCCCAGAGACACGAGCGGGATGGCAAGTTCAGGTCGGTTGAAGAAATAAAAGGGCAAATTGAGGTAGTATGTTCGGGCGGCGATAATCTGGGTCGCCGTGTCACCCTTGCCTGTTAGGAGTTTGAGAGCCGGTTGATTTTCATAAGTGACGTTCAGGTCATTCCATAGCTCTATGTATTCCCCCGTGAGCGTCTCGATGCTTTGGCCACCAATCTTGAGTTCGGCCGATTTCACGACCAAGGTTGCGACAGAGTCGTAGTAATTGAAACTCGTTGCGGTCGACGCGTTGGAAGAAAGGGGGTATACGGCCAAGAAGGTGTTCGAAAAGAGATTGGGTGCGACGGTGATCCCGTTCGTCGTAAGGCTGATGGAGTACTGGGCGTCCGTATTTTCAACCCTAAAAGGCAAATTGATCGTATAGGGCGGGAGCATGCCGAGTGAAATGGGATAAGTCACATTACCACCTAGAGAATCGGACACCGTCACGGAGGTGACTTGGTCTGCTGTGCAAATTGCGCCCGTTACCGTGTACATTCCGACGTTGCTGAAAATCAGGGTATTGGTCGTCGTGATGTTCGAGATATTGAACACGTTACCTAGGGTCGTGAAATCTGTCGTAATTTCGAGTGGAGATTTGAGGGTCGTCGTGCTCGGTCGCAACATGATGCCGTTGTAAGGCAAAACGATGCTAGCGGCAGCACTACCGCTAGCCAGACCAATTTGACTAACTATAAAAAAGCTATTATTGAGCATTACCGTCGCCCTGGCCCTACCCGTCAAGACCAAGTTCACAGCTGGTTTCGTCCCGGCGGTGCCGTTTAGGGCTTTAGTGAACACGACCCGGAACCACCTGAATTCACTCGCACCAGAAACCGTGACGGTCTGATTCACACTGGTGAGGGTCGTGGGGCCGTTGAGAATTGTCCATCCGGAGTTGGTGTCGACGCTATTGCCCAGAATGTAGCACTCACCTGGAGCCAGGTCAGCACTTGGCGAGGTTATCTTCACCGAAGTGAGGATTATATTGACCGGTGAACCCAACTCCAACCACTCGCCGTTGATGGTCGTCACGGGCGCGGCGGTCGAAACTCCACCCAAGTAACTGAAAGACGGGCCTGAGGTCGAATATAGACCCGGAGTGGACGCCTGCCAGTAATCACCCGCCTTGAACCCTTTCCATGCCGCCTGCGTCGAGCTCTCAGTACTCGCGTTCATGAGGAATTGGCCAAGATGCGTCTGGACGGTCCATTGACGTGTGGAGCCCGCGCCGGTCGGCGTCACGCTCGGAAAGTTCTGAGACGTGGTCAAGTTGTTGGCGGTGGCGACATTCACGTAGTAAAGCCGGTCCACGTCAGTCACATTTACGGGCATCGAAAAAGTGAATGTCGGGTCGCGACCCTGAGCCGACATGTCGTACGTGTAGAGGGTATTTGCCCCCTCCATCAACTGAACGTTCGAGACGTAGTTCGACTCCATGTAGATCGTGCCGGTCACGAGCAGCTGACCCGTGTTGTTGATCACGAACTTGTTCGAACCGTCCGTTGCGAAGGTTGCAAAACCCGACCCGGTGTTCACTATGTTCGAATAGAAAGGGATGGTCGCCGAGCCGGTCGAGGGCAAGGCGACGCCCGGGCCGTAAGGCGAGCTAATGGACATGTAGTAATCAGCCTTGTTGATTGAGACGTAAGAATTAGCGACGAAATTGGAGCCCGTGCCCGAGGCGTACACGTAGATGTTCGAATTTGTGTCCGTAATGTTCATAGGGAAAACGGTGGGTGTCGAGGGGTTGGTGGACACGCGCCATGGGTATGAATACGTGAAATTGACTGGCGCTGGTACGCCATCGCCCGCAGAACTTCCCCACGCGACGTTGGACACGGATCCCGAGTCCATTCCGAGGCCTACACGCATGATGTACAGTCCAGTCTCCGTGAAGTGAATCCGACCACCGGAAGTCACCGAGAATAGAGGGGTCGAATCGTAATTGGTCCATCTCGAGATGCCGCCAGGTGAACCGAAGTTGATATAACCAGATGCGGGAGCAGGCAAGGACTGATTTAGATTCAAAAACAGACCAGGTCTAGCTGGTGGGTCGGGCAATCCAGTACCCGGGTTGCGCAACCACCCAGCCTGCTCGAGCGTGAAATCCGACACGCGCCCCGCCGGACCCACATTGTATATGTAGTACGTATCGCCACCGGCCGTCACCTGACCATTAGCGAATCGCGGATCAAGTCCCCAGAAGACGCCCACGTTCGTTTGACCTGCGGTATATGTCAGGACCCATACGTTGGTCACGTTCGAAAAGGCGAATTTGTTGGTCCCAGCCACGTAGGCTACATTGGGATTGAAAACTCCGGCCGTTCCCGAACCGTTCAGCCAGTTCGTCTGGTTAAAAGTCGAGTACCAATCAATACCTGAAAAGGGGGCGACGTTGGCCAGTGTGTAATTTCCGTTGAAAACAAGGGTCGCAGCGTTGGACACGCTAGGTGGAATCGGCCAGTACCAGTCGGTTCCGGTCGTCTTGAGAGCCGGAAGGGTCACCTTGAGCATTACCGACCTGACCAGGTCGCCCTTTGGAGGGATGCGACAGATGTGATTCCGATTGTAAGAGATTTTTTGATCCAAAAATGGGATGTCGTAAGCTTCGAGGACGAAAGGTGTGTGCCGGCGGTACACGCCCAAGAAGTACGTCACTTGGGGCTCGCCTGTGAGGTAGGCATCCTGTTGCCCAATCGCTGCCAGCTGAATATATCCAGCCGACATCTCTAGTAAAGGAAAACATTGTTTTCCGTGCGCTCCAGCACAACTCAAAAAAGGCCGCCCAATTACAGGATGAGCCTTCAGCTCAAGAAATTCGACCCGAGCACTATGGGGGACGACAAGGTTTGCGTTTTCATCGGTAAGCGTGGAACAGGCAAATCGACTCTCGTCACGGACATTCTGTGGCACAAGAAGCACTTGGCCGCCGGGATCGCCATGTCGGGCACGGAAGATGGTAACGGGCACTACAAGCAGTTCATTCCTGACCTGTTCGTCTATGGAGACTACAACAAGGAGGCTCTCGAAAAGCTCATAGAGCGCCAGAAGCGTCTGGTGAAGGTCATGGGTAAAGACCGGACCCCGGCCGTATTCTTGCTTATGGACGACTGCATGTATGACCGGTCCTTCATGCGCGACACGTGCATCCGCCAGCTCT